AGTCGGCGGCCCCTGGTTGGGATACATCCACCGCTGCCAGAGCAGTGGGGATTCATCCGGGTACCGATCGACCCAGGTGAAATCCGGCGGGCCGGAGTTGGTTGTGGATGTGTGTTCCTGCAGGCAGATGTAGACCTTCTCTTCGTAGGTGACCTTAGTCCCCTTGGCGTAGGTCGTGTACTGAGCCCAGGCATCAGGGGGCGTCTGGATCCAGGCGAAAGCCTCCACCAGGTTAAACACCTCCATATAGTCATCGAGCAGGGTTCGCGTAAGCGTGGGTCCCATGTCCCGCTTGGCCGTGACGATGGATTTGACGGTACTGGGCAACGCGTAATCGACCTTACCGAAGACCGTCTGGATCTGGGTTGTCCCCGTCAGGCAGTCGATCTGAAGGGAGATATCCTGCAGGGCCAGCTTGAGCCAGTAGTCCACATTGGACTCGTTGCGGGTCAAGGCCACATTCAGAGCCGCGGTAATATCGCTTGCGGAGATAGTCATTTTGGTTAACCTCTTGGGTTAAGGGAATTGGCCCCCGGCACAGCGGAGAGGACCTGCACCAGGGGCCCTCCCGTTTTTAGATTCGTCGGTATCGGACCAATTCAACCGTAAATTCCTTCAGGTGCGAAAGGTTCGTCACCGCGGAGGCCGAGTAGTCGCCGGCAACGGTGATCCCAAAGAGACCCGTCAGCGGGATTCGTCCAACGGCCATGGTATGAACCCTGGAGGCCTCGGTCGCCCCGAGCTTGGTCATGATGTAGCCGAATCCGCTGATGTTCGCCGGATCTGCGGCCGTGTCCAGATCTCGGATCACCAGGTCAAATCTCAGATCGATCAGGTCGGCGGCCGCAGCGGGCTGCAGATCGCCCGTTGCGATCAGGACGATCGGGGGATCCTGGCCGGGTGCCGTCATCAGGAGGGCCACATCCAGGGTATTAAGAGCCGTTACATCCTCCACTTCCACCTGGGCGTGAACCCGCAGGATGTCGCCCGGTCGAAGACTCGTGCCGATGTACTCATAGGGCGGACCATACTCCACATAATGGCCCACATCGACGGCCGCATTCGGCAGAGATTCACCCGTTTCCCGCAGACTCAGGACCAGCCCCTGGTCGATGGCATTATTGGCATCCAGGACGAGCCGGTGGGTAAATGGATCGACCCGGAAGATATAGAACTGGCTGCCGCCGTACAGAACCTCCAGCATGAGCACGGGCTCACCGGACCACCAGCGGAGGATTCCATTCTCCAGCTCCAGGGGACGAGTCGTCACGATCGGATTGGCCATGGCCCCTCGAACCGCGTCTTTATAGATCGTGGCCAGCTGCCGCGATTGATTATTGATGCGGATTTCCATGGTACCCAAGACCGGATTCCCATTGAGATCCACGAATTGAACCCAAAATTGTGATTCACCAAATCTTCCTAACATAGTTTTTTCCTCATAAAAGTTTTTATAGTTCGTTCCATCGGACAATCCACCGCGGAAAGCAGTGGTAGAATTGCCCATTGCCGCACCATTCGTATTGAGCCGTCTGATTCAATCCCTTGGGCACGGTGAAGACAATCTGCCAGTAGGTAATCGTAATCGACTCATCGTCGGCCTCGAGTGCGAAGGTGTTGCCGCTAAACTCTGCGACCGGCCTGGGATCTCCTGTCGCCTTGTTAATCATGATCGTTCCGAGCATGCCGTTGCCAGGGCCACTGCATTCCTTGATCACCGTAACAGATCTATATCCCATCGGCATCCGCTCGAAGACAACCGTATGATCCAGGGGACCGACCTCCACCCAGCAGCAGCCATAGACATCCGCAATCCTGAGCCGATACCGATGGGCAGTGCCCCACCAGGACAGACAATGGTTGTCCAGTTGGGCATACGCCGCCGGAGTCACCGGATTGGCGATCGCAATCTGCTTGCTGTCGTCCCTCCAGATCTGGGCCATGGACATCGCTGGATCCTGGGCGTCATAGATCGCCACCGACAGTCCGGACAAGACGGGATCTCCAGCCAGGTTATTGATCGTCAGGTTGTATCGGATCAGTCCGTTCATTCCGGGACCGCCTTGGGCATCCGCTCAAAAAAGACCTGGTGGGTCAAAGCGCCGACCCCGCAGACCAGGCACTGGCCATAGTCATCCTCCAGGAGGATGTCGTACTTGTTCGATGAGCCGTAGAAGTTGATTGAGCCCGAGAGTCTCGCATAGATCGCCGGGGTGATGGGATTGACGATCACATCCTTGCCTTCAGGATCGCGGTAAACGGCCGCCGGAGTCGAGGTTCCCGCCTCCAGGATCGTCACCGTCATCCCGGACAGGATCTTTTCTCGCCGGAGGTTTAAAACGTTAAACCAGAATTTCATCATCACCCGGGTCCCTTCAAAAGTAGGATGGGGCCCCGGTCTTATCCGGGACCCCTCCTGTGGTTACTAGTCTTCTTCAACCGCGGTATCCATGCAGATCACCGCAAAGTCCTCGCTGACGCCGTCGAGCGTGAACCGGGTCTTGTCGGCCCGATAGATCACATCCGTCGCCACACCAGGGACTCGGTTGTAGTCGAAGTCCTTCTCGTACCAGCCAGGGTACTGGGCGTAGCAATGCACACCCGCCTGAGCCCCGCAGAACAGCGCCCGAGCGGCCATCACGCCCGTCGGGAGATTGTCCTCGGTATTACTTCGGATGTCGAAGTAAGAGCCGGTCCCGTTGCCCGCTTCGCCGAGTCGGGTCATAATCCGCTCGTATTCGTGGACCACGACGCCCTTATAGATGCCGAGCATTCCCGAGAAGATCGGGTTATCGGTCCCGCGGACGTTCGCATTCCGCTGATCAGCCAGCCACTCTTCCGAGGCGGTCAACGCCTTGGCCTGGAGCGGGTGGATGAAACAGACATAATACTCCTTGCCGTTGACCTTCACCGGCCGGATCTTGGGCCGCACGAGCTGGGCCTTGCGCTTGAGGATCTCCAGGAGCTTGGGCCCAAACAAATGGGCGTGGCTCGTATTGGCGATCAGGCTGTCGCTGGCCACCATGCCCACGACACCCGCCGGAGAGACACCGCCGTAGAGGATGCGGTTAGCGGATGGGGGCACAGCCGGCACCACAACATCGTCATCGTCGATCAGACTCGGATTTTCCAAGCCGGACAGGGCCAACACCGTGTCATCGTCGATCATCTCGGCCATCCAGTCGGCGAGGGCATCACGACCTTCGACTTTGATGTCGTGCTTGGTCCGACGCAGGGTCATTTTGCCTTTAGCCTTGACGCCATTTTGCCGCAGGAAGACCTGAGTTGCAAAATGCTTGAAGACCATTTCCTCTTCCTGTCCTTCGAGGGTCTGGTCGTTCGTCCGTCCGCGGCCCGAGAGCTTCATGCGAAGATCAAAGCCGATCTTGTCGCCTCGCTCTTTGCTCAGATCCACTTTCTCCTGGATCAGGGACTTGTCATCCTTGCCCACAAACTTGCCGAAAAAGATCTGACCCCGCGTTTCCTTGAAAAGCATCGCGGACCAGATTTTGACCGTCTGCGGAGCAGAACTTTTGAAAACTGTATCACCCATGATTCGTTCCTTTCTGTCCGACGCTTGGTCAGGACAAAATTAAATTTCGTGATCAGGCACACGCCCGACCGTTATTCATCTTCGCCCAGCATCTCCAGGAGCTCCTTCTGAGACTTCCCGAGCAGGCTTTCGTATTCCGGGTCCTGGCCGCCGCCAGTGACCACCTCCAACACCGATTCCGCTTTGCCGGACCCACTGCCACCCTTGGGGAGCGTGACCCGGCCGCCGCCGCGGGTTTCCTTCAGCAGCTTTTCGCGTTCGCGGATCTGCTGACGTTTCCGCAGCTCAGGATTTCGCAGGAGGCACAGCTCGTAGAACGTTCTGGCCGGGTCCTCGGATTCCTGAATCTCTTCAAAGTCGCCCTTCCGGAGTGAGTCCTTGCCCAGGTTCGCGACGGTTTTGTAATCCAGGCCCACACCTGTCTTGTCTGCCGTCAGTTCCTTCTCGGCCTTGGCCACACACTTTTTGGCGTTCTCCGTTTTGGCCTTGGCCATGCGTTCGATGTCCGCTTGTTTGAGTGCGGCACGTTCTTTCTCCAGAAGAGCCTTGACCTCGGCCCGCGTGAGAAGCTCCTCAGGATCTTCTACGGGTTCCGGTTCAGGTTCGGGTTCAGACTCCGCTTTCTTGCCGCGTTTCATCGCATCAAGCTCGAGCCTCAGGGCCTCGGCCTCTTCCCGCAGTAGACGGGCACGGGCTCTTTCGGATTGCAGATCCTTGATCAAGCCGCGTTTGTCGCGGGAGTCGGGGGGAGTTTCTTCTTCCGTTTCAACGGAAGTCTCATCCTCTTTTTCCGGCGGCGTTTCATCATCGGTTTCTGCCGGCGGTGCATCGTCGCCATGCCCCTGTTCTTCCTGTTCGAGCATTGCATCCAATTCAGCCTGGTCCATCTCGTGCAGTTCTTTCTTACTCATCTCATACACTCCTTCGTTGTCTGGGCCGGAGGGGCCCGGTTACCCTGATAAACCCTTCAGGGGAGGGAACCCGACTATTTAGCGAAACCCCGCTGTCGGTTTGCGGGGGGATAAACTCTTACTTGGGAGGCACCTTTGGTGCGGCACCGGCAGCCGCAGCCAGGGCTTGTGCCTGGGCCTGCTGCTGCATCATCGCCTGTTGCATTTCTTCCTTCTGTCGAAGGTCGGCGATGATCTCATCCTTCTTGGGATTGTCCGAGAGCTCCAGGATGTGGATCGGGCTGATCTCGACGCCTTGGTCTCGCAGATCGAGCAGCTCATTGCGTTGATTCATGCGAGCCGTCGGTAAATGCTTGGATTGCTCCACCTTGATGCCGTACCGGCCGGTGGCGAAGTTGTGGATCTGTTCCAGGTCCACATTCAGGTTGGCCTCATCGCAGATCGCCCGAATCTCTTCGTTCGAGTAGATGCGAGACATGTGCGTGCCATCGCTGGTCCGAAGCATTTCGGTGAGCGTGGTCCCGAAGATCTGTTCGGTCCGTGAAAAGTTATCGAAAATGATCTCAGAGACGAGCATCCCCTGGCGGTTGCGGATCTCCATTGCCCGGCCGCTCTTTTGAGCCTCGGACTGATGGCCCATCATGTCCGCATTCACACCGGATATCTCTTTGATCTCAGTCCCGGAGATATTGGCCAGGTCCATATGCCCCTGGGAGATCGGACTCGGTTCCATCTTTCGCAGTTCTGAGCCTGGGGTTTTCTTGATGATCTTGCCGGGCAGGGCCCCAAAGTCTTCCAGGTCTTCCCAGCCGGAGGGTGTCAGTGCGTTATTGTCACCGATCCAGCCGGAGTTGGCCGTCTGATTGAGGTGATGAAGCATCTGCGATCGGCGTTTGTTGTATTCCCGCTGGGCATCCACCAGGTTATCGACCGCCCCCATGATGTTGCCATCGACGTGGTACGGACAAAACCGGATGAAGGGGAACATCACCAGATCGCCCAAAGGATTGACGATGTCCTCCAGGACGACCTCGCCGCACGTCGTCGTCAGGTGCATCGTCGGTGCGATCCGGCTTACCAGGCTAAACTGCTCGGGGTGTCCCAGGATCAGCTGCTCGGCGATGGTTTTCTTGTTCGCTGGAATCCGTCGCACCTGGAGATCGGATTTATCCACCAGGTACCAGATCTTGTCGTAAGACTTCCACCAGCACTCTTTCACGCGGAATCGGTACTTGTGGTTGACCATGTCCTCCTGGAGGAGGACATCATCGGGGTCCTCATCAATGTCCGGCCGTTCATGGGCCTCTTTTTCCAGGCCTCCCCCCATCAGGTCCTTTTTCTTTCGCGGGTACATCAGGGACAGCTCATCTTTGTCCCGGAAATAGGTCTTGATGATGAATTTGGCAGACTTGTTCAGGTCGTACTCGACGGCCGATCTGTCTTCCAGGATGCCGAAGGGGTTTTCCTTCTGGATCACCAGATCGCCCTGGATCGGGTCATAAAGATAATCGATATCGATCCCCATCCACCCCTTGCCGTCGATCACACCATCCAGGAAGCAGTCGGAGAGCTCCCAGTCACCATTGGAGGTGTCCATCGTGTGCTTGAGCATCGCCGTCAGAATCTGGGCGATGACCGCCAGGCCACCGCGTCTGGGGTAGCACCGAAAATCGGTTCGGTTCTGTCTCTGGGTACCCGATAATACATTGATGACGGGCAGTATCCGGTTGATCGTCAGCGCCGGGCGTCCGCTGTCCTTCAGGTAGGACATATCGTCGGCGTCCCATTGATTGCCGAACCACATCTGGCGGCCGAGCTTCGCCCGTTCCATCCAGTTGCGGTTCTCCGATTTCGAGTTGTCCCAGAAATCTTTGACCATCACCAGTCTGTCGTTTTCAGTCACCATTACTTACCTCTTTTTCAGATCCCAGGCCAGGTTCGGATTCTTCGCGAACGCTGGCGAAAGGATGGACTTTTTCGCTTCTTCTTTCTTCTTGGCCTCGAGGGCGGCTTTCCGCTTCTCCTGCTCGTTTCGCTGGACGTCCCAGGCCAACCAGGGACGTTTGCGATCGGGAATAAGGCCCTGGGCCTCTACTGGCCCTGCTTGGGTTTCCGCATCACCAGCGGTCGGCTGGGCCGGTTTCGATTTCTTTTTCGTTGACATGGATTTCCTCTCTCTAAAAGGTTCTAAGCTGACATAGCCCCAACGGAATTTCGCAGGCGGCGTCGATAGCCACCTTTTTCCTTGCGGTACCGATCGGGGTGAGCCGCCGCATTGGGCACGCGCTCGTACATCCAGAGTCCCTGGGTGTAGCTATCACCGCGGTCGGGTGAGTGGCCCAGGATCTCTCGGATTTCATCCTTGTCCTGGACGTACATCAGGCCGCGTTTAAAGCTGTATTTGGGAGTGCAGAGCTCCGTCCGCAGGGTCACATCGTCCCAGGTCAAAACGACCTGGCCGGTGGCCAGCATCTGTGCGGCGGTATCCCAGATTTCCGCTCTGAGATTGCCGTAGATCTTGGGCTTGCTCGATGCATTGGAGCCATTGATGAACATGACCTCATAGGCACCATCAGCCAGGGCCACCAGGATATCGCCCACAGGGCCGCCCAGGCCGATCTCATCGATCCCCACAACACTGGCCTTGTGTGCGATCGCTCGCAGATGGACCTTCGTGGCCAGGGCGTCGGCATCGAGTTTATGATGGCATTCGGCCTTTTCGACGTCGGTATTCGTAAACGACAGCACAACGGCCTCATCGTTACCGAACCTCGCCGGATCTACCGAGAGGTATCGTTTTTCGACCGGGGTAAAGAGCTGTCGGGCCATGGCCGACCGAATCCACATATCGCGGATGATCTGATCATCATCTGCAAATGCATCCCAGGAGCCATGGAGGTAGGCCTCGAGCAGCTCGGGACGATGTCGGAAAGCCGCGGTCAGGGTTTCGATGTAGTTGGCGGCGACGTGCGGATTATCCGACGGCAACGCCTGGACGAATCGCCGTTCCGGCATCGGGGATACAATGAATTCTTCTTTCAGGTAGCATTGCCGGGGATTGGCGGTAAAGAGGGCCCGGTACCATTGATCCTTGCCGTTGATCTTCCTTCGCAGGGATCCTCGGAGCTCGCCGATCTGGTCCTGGGTCGCCTCTTCGGCCTGATCCAGGGCAAAAAAGACGAACTCGGCCGAGTTGAACTTTTTCACCTTGGAGGTGTTGTCCAACCCTGAAAAGACGATCTTGACGCACTCGTCGATGACGATCTCGCCGGAGGTGCCCGAATAATGTTTGATGCGGTATTTGTCCTCGGGGATGATGGCCTTCCAGGTCTCGAGGGTCGTTGTCATAAAGTCGCTGCCCTGGACGCGTCCCATCCATCCGACCGGGATCGGGTTTTTGGTGGGCTTGAGGTTGTTTTCGCGGATGAGCCGCTTGGCCTCGGCAAAGCACCAGGCGCACAGGAAGACCGACTTGCCACCGCCCTTGGCCCCGCCATAGAGCAGCTCTCGCACGTTGGGCATATCGAGCGTAGACCAGGCGATCGTCTGCCGCTCATGGAGCTCCAGGCGTCTGGCGGTCGTCGGAATGTCTACGGCGTTAGCGATCACTCGGCTTTGTCTTCTTTCTTCTTTTGATCCTTCAACTTCCCGGCCATCGCATTGGCATCCAGGACGATGAAAAAGTCGTTGTTTTCGGTCTTGTCGCCGCCGGTTTCCTCGGCGACCTTCTCGGGCCACCGTCCCTTGTCGCGGTTATGCAGCCAGGTCCGCTGGGCTCCCACATCCCCGGACAGGTGATACTTGGTCGTCGTGACGGTCTTTCCCTTGGGTCCGATCGAGACCTTTTCCTCGACATAGTCATAGCCCACCGCCCGGCGGTAGAGCTCTTCCTCGACGTTGCGGGTCCGCTCGGGGTCCGATCGCACCTTGTCAAATCGCTCAAGCCCTCGCTCGATCGCCTCTTTGAAGTTGGCCCGCTTCTCTCGCCAGGCCTGGACCGAATCGGCATCGACACGAAACACCGCGGCCAGCTCGCCGGGTCGCCAGCCGTACAGGGCTGTGAGCTCCTCAGCAATCTGGGTAAACAGCGGTTCATATTTCGTTCGTTTCGCCATCAGTCGTTTCCTTCTTGGGTTTCCCGCGGAGCTTGCGGACAATGGCCCGCGTTCTTTCGGTTTGATGGAAGTTGTTCGAGACCTTCATCCAGGTCAGGACATCCTTGACACGACATTTAACCGGAGCGTCATCCGGCTCATCGCCCCTGACAGGTGGCGGACTATCTAGTTCGCGTTTGAGCGTTCGCTTGCTCATCTCTATCCCCTTGACGATCTCCGAGACGGCCGTTGACTGGATCTTTCGGCCATGAGCGGCGTACCACCAGCCAAACGCCATCAAGCCGCCGATTGCAGCCCCGGCGAGAAGGACATCATCACCCACGACATTAATCGTGGTGTTGGTCAGATTGCCACCCGCATGCTGATCCTGAATCACCTTGCCAGATTGTTCCCTGGGCAGGATCTCAGCGCCGGTGAGTTTTTTGGTGTTCACACACGCGCCGATCGTCAGCAGGAGAACCCCGGAAATGATGTAAAGGGTTTTTGTCTGCATGGTTAGTCAGGCTCCTTCGTTGCCGGTTGCGTGGCAGGCATGACTATCGGGCCAGAGGGTTCGGTGATCGGCACATTATCGAGCGTATTGGCATACGGATCGGCCAGCCAGGGACACAGCAACTTGTCCTTGGCCTTGGTTTGCCCGGTCTTTTTGACATTGAAATTGACGACAGTCTTGGAGACATGAGAAAGACCTCCTGCTCCCAACGTTGTCGAGCTGGAGGGGTCAATCGTCCCGTTAATCTCACCTTCATACCCCAGATCATCCAGGGCCGATGCCACATAAACGACATCTCGGGCCATGTTGTGCCGGGATTCCTGAGAACAACCGCCCACCCCAACGAACAGGGCGAAAGCAACCGACATCATCGTAAACCATCCGATGATGGATCGGACACCATCGCCGGTCATACGACCAAATCCCAGCAGGCCTGTGCCGATATCGGTCAGGTTCTGGAGCTGGGTGCATCCGGGCAACCCCAGCAGGGCAAACACAAACAACGTAACTCGCGTGATCAGTCGACTCTTCATCTTCCATCTCCTATAAAATAAAAAAGGTTGAAAACACTATTGACCGAAATGGATCCCTCTCGAGGCCAGATAGGCTCGAAGGCCTTCATAGAGCCCCACGAGGAGTCCGGTATTGAGGATGCTCCAGCCCGCGACCGTCTTGCCGGACATGCCCGTCGAGACGTTCTTCTTGGCCTCATCCTGATCCTTGATGATCTGGTCGAGCTTGGTCTCCATGCGGGCCATGCGATCGGTCAGATCGATCGGGTCGATCAGGCACTGACGTTCAGGATTCGGACATTTGATGTCGGCTACCATTGCGTTCCCTCTTCGGTGTAAAAATAAAAAAAGCCCGACGAAATCGGGCTTTAGACTTTGGTCTTTAGACTCTGGGAGATAATCCCAAAGCCTAAGGTCCAGGGCCTAAGGCCTGATTTCGCCGGGCTTCGTGTTTACGTTGGTCCCGTTGCTATTGAGTTTTCAGATCGATCGGACGTAAAAAAATAAAAAGCCCGACAATGCGAACGCATCTGCGTCACATTGCCGGGCTTCGAATTTTCGGTGGTCCCGTTGGGTTATTCGGTTGTCAGAGTCTTATCAGTTCCTGGAGGCACCAATATCTTTGAGCTTCAGCGAATGCTCAACGGCGGCATTGTCCGAAAGATCTCCACTATGGAAGTTCAGGACGAGCTTGCCCGTATAAGTCGGATTGTCCTTCAGGAGCTGATCAACCAGCCGCCTGGCCTTGTCTGTCGCCATGTCTGATTTCGTCTTTTCCAATGGATTATTAAACCTTTCTCGCCCTGCGCACAACACCCAACAGACCCAATCCCATCAATACCAGCGTCACTGGCTCAGGAACCGTCCCTTGAGGAGGATCCCATACGATGATATTCCCGCTGATCCGCGGAGAGGTGTAATTGATCATCGTACCCTCAGCGTCCATCCAGGCCTCACGAATGAGCGAAGTATTGCCCGATGCAAAGTCATACATGTAGATCGACCCGGCCCAGGTGTAGACCGCTCGGCCGTTATCAACGTCCGCGGTATCATCCCAGAGCTGATATAACCCCGTAAAGAGCGTGTCGGTCTGACCCAGCAGAACATCATACGACTTGAGCGTATGCTGACCACTGAACGTCGATTCCCACCAGAGAATCTTTTCTCCGTCGGTACTGATTCCGCCGCCGCCAAATGTCTGATTGCTCAAATCATACATCGTTCCGGTGACGATGTTTTTGGCTTTAATAATACTCTCTGTAGAGTAGTCTGAGACCCTTTCAGACCATGCAACATAATTACCGCCGATAGCCCAACCCGTTGTCTTGCAGGTGTCATAGGTTACAACGTCAAGATTGGTCTGCGACTCTAAATTAAACACGGACAGCGAGCAATATTCGCCCCAGACGCCACGAACGTAAGCGACTTTATTGCCGGATATAGCCATGTCGTTACCATAAGCGTCTGAAATTCCATAATAAAATGGCTGCATCGTTGAAAGGTCATATCCGTGGATACCAGGCGATCGAGTATTATCCGTCCAGATTACCTTCGTTCCGCTGATCGCCCCGCCTCGCTGCTGCCCTGGAGCATTGGAAAGATTATAGGTGATTCCTGTCGTCAGATCGCAAGCGACAATCTCGTAGTTGTCATTATCGTCGGCTGGTGGCTGAGACGTCCAGGTCATCCACGTGCCCGACACATCAACATAACTGTACAGGCCGGGCGTGTCCGTCGAAACGGTCGTTACAACTCCCGTGTTAATGTCGTACCATTCCATAATGCCATACGATTGCGGAGCAAGGATTGTCACAACGGCCAGTAGCACACAACAAATCAGATTCTTCATGGTGTAAACCCCTTCTTAAAAATATAAAAGTTGCTACCAATATAGCGAATTACAAGAGTTTTATCAATATCCTACACAATTAAACTACGGACGGGAAGTACCTGTTTTATACCAGTTTTAACAACAGATTCCACGATATTACCATACTGATACATCGCACACATCGCGGAACCAGTAGACAATGAATGCGTTGTGCTCGACCAGCATTCATATCCGGCCGTAGACGGAAGTGGTATCTGTGATACAATAGATGGATATGCCGCCTTGCTGTGATCACACAACGATCGAAGCTCTGTAACATTTGGTAACCGCCAGCCAAGCGGATTATTTGCCGACCATCCGCCGATCCCGCCGTAATTCAGAGCCAGGCACTTGTCTATCGCATTATTCCAATCCGCCGTCACAGGTGTAGCTAGATTCACTGCCGAGGCCGTCCAGATCGTCTCAACCCAGTACGTTGCATTGGGAGGGGCTTGATTGATGTGAGGGGAGATACAGACATAATACTTCAAATCGCCTGCGTTAGTGTAAACAAGATCGCCGTAGACGTAATCAGGAATAGAACTCCAATTGCCTTTGGCGACAGCTGCAATACCGTTCGCATCCCCCGGAATAATCGCCGCCGGGTTCGCCACCCAGCAGAGTCCGGTTGCACAGTCTTCGACGAGATTGTCCTTGACTGTAAATCGATGATCCTTACCAGCCTTGACGACGCCGTCATCGCCCGTGCGATAACTCGTCGTCTGTCCCGTTTTGGGTAGTTTAGAGGCCCGCCGTTCCGCAAGCATCGGATCAATCGTGCCTAAATGGCCAAATCTCAGCATTGTTATCTCCTATGCAAAAATGGAATAATTGACGCCTTCGCCGTTGACGCCAACCTTGATGTACAGCTTGGAAGCATCGTCGATCGGGATAACCCGGCCCTCAAAATTGGCTTTATCGATAAACAGATTCTGCGTCGCCGCAGTGCCAATAAACGCATCGCCGGTATTGGGCGTTAATCGCCTGGCCGAGATCACCACATACTTACACGGAGTCGCCACGGCAACCAATTGCTCCGGCGTCGCAGCGGCCGCAACCGTCTTTACCCCACAGGTCATTACCGTCGGGATTTTAAGATTTGCGGTAATTATCGCCACCACATCCGCCAGCGTCTTTGCAGCGGCTCCAGCGCCCGTCACCTGCTCCATGTCCGCCTGTACCATATCTGCCGTCAGAGTCAAGCCCGATGCATCGACCGGAAGACGCCCTGCAGCAGTAATCAGTGTTGCCAGAGCTTCCACAGCTTTTGCCGTCCTGGAATTGAAATATTCCTTTTCGTTCGGTGTAAATACCATAGCCTATCCTCCGATTTCGATTAATGTCCGGCTCATTGCCACTGTATATAATTTACCCACTATCACAATTTTGCCCTGTTTCAAGCGGTATTTCTGCAAAATCGTGGCCGGGGAGCCCGGATTATAAGTGCCAACCGCGGCAAATTGCCGATCTTTTCCGGGTGGCCAAAATGAGTTCCCCTGCGGTAATGCCTGATCCTTCGATGGGTTACGCAGGATTGAGATGAGAAACGCATTTACCAATTATAACACCCGAGTTATAGTAGTAGCAATGACACTCAAATCGCTTCGTAAATCCAAAAAGCTGACCCAGGCCCAGGTGGCCCAGGCCTTGCATTGCCACCAGACCGAAGTCTCTCGCTGGGAGACCGGAGCCATCACACCCAGCCTGCCCCCACTCGTACGGATGGCCAGGATCTACGAAGTAACCCTGGCCACCCTGGTCAAAGCCATCCTCGAGTGTGAGTCATGACCAAATATCACTAAAGGTCTCTTCATCTCTCTTTACTGAATCATAAACTTTCTGCCCCTCCCTTATAAACTTTTTCACCTGACTGGTATTACCCCTGACGCCGAGCATTGCCCATAAATCCAAAGTGAATCTAGATCCGCGAATACCCTCATCGTCAGGCAGAGCATAGAAAGTTTCCTTCATCCACATCAGGAGCCGCCCAAACGGCCAAAGCAAAACCCCTAAAACAAACATCATCACCCATCGCTCGATCGTGTATTTCGTCATTTCACACCGCCTTCTTGTCTGCACTCGCTGGCCTTGCCGATAACAGAGAGTGCTTCCGTCAAATCTCTCTCTGCCACAGTCAGCACTTCAGGAACATCAAGGTTAAAAGCACGAATCATCCCCAAAGCATCATTGATCTTACGCTTTACTATCTGCAACTCTGACTTCTCAGATTGTCGAAGTTTTCCAGGATTCAACTTCTCCAATTCTTGCGTCATTTTCGTCATTAATCGGCGATAACTGTTGATCTCGCATACCGTTTTATAGATCAAGCCTTTTCGGAGTGTATGCCTATAGGCATCTACAAAAGCTATTCGATCCGAGATTGCCAATTGAAGTCCATTAATTGCGGTCTCTATCTGTCTTTTAGTCAGCATTTCTAACCCCCTTCTCTACAAACACCAACCGCCTCATGTTTCTCTTTAATGGCCGGCTTTAAGGCTCCCGTACTTTCCAAAACACGTTTAAGGGCCTCCACCTTGCAACCGGCATCATGTCCGGTAATTTCTGAAGGGTCGCTGGATTTAAGAACCGCTTTACAGACCAGACAACAGAGATTAATTCCTGTAACCCCTTCCTTCCAGTGAGACATCGGAATCCCCTTAAGCAACTCTTTAATCCCATTGATCGCCAGTTCAAGCTTGTTTGACCGAATCTCTTCCTGAGCCCATTTACTTCGGAAGTAACCGTTTTCAGCCCTTAAACTGTTTAAATACCCATCGCCAGTAACCATATTTTCCCTTTCCGCAGCCAGAAGCCGCTTTAATTTCCCGTAGCCTGCAGCCCGCAGACCGCAGACTTCCTATCCACCAGATTAAATTCCCGCCGCACCGCCGAGACCCAGAACCCGACCGGTGATTTGATATTCTTCGCCGTCATGGCCACACCCGCCAGCCGCCCAAGCCGCTGAAGCCAGCCGTCGGGGCACTTGCCCTTGAGGGCCTCCTGTTTGGCAACCTGGGCAAAGATCTGGTTGACCATCTCGACGGAGTTGCTGTTTCGTTTTCGTTGCCTCTCAGAAAGTCCCAGCGGGTGAATCTTGAACATCCCCAGGACATCATCGTTGACCTGGGCAATCTTGATGAAGGCCAGCTCATCCTCACCCTGAATGCCCGACGCAGTCGGGTCTGCTCCGGTCTCTGGAGAATCCTGGGAGGCCGGGTGATACTGGAGCCGAAGGCCATCCGCGGCATCGCCGCCGCTCTCTTGCTTTCTGTCTTTTACTTGCTTACTTATACTTGCTTGCTTGCTTGGAGACTTTTCCGATACATTTCCGGTACTTTTCCGGCCGGAAATGTCGGGCGGCCCCGGATCGCTTGGATCGCCTGTTTCATCCCCTTCCTGGGCCTTTAATGCCGATTTGCGTTTTCGGTCTTCCTCGCGGGCATCAAACAGGGGCTGTAAATGTCTGTCGAGGTATGGAGATGAAATTACACTACGTTTACACGTTAGGAATCCCCGATCGATCAAATAATCCAGGATCTCATCGAGCTTTTTGATCTCGATATGGTTGGCGCTGGCGAAGTCGATGACGCTCTTTCCATCTCGCCGCCAGTGCATGCCGCCCTGGGCGATCGACTCGAGCATGACCATGTAAACACCGTACCCCTCCAGGCCGTAGAGATTAATAAACGCCTGCATGGGTGTCCTGATGGAGACCTCGTGCCGGAAGTAGTCGGCCGATTCTTTTAGTTTTCGTCCCATTTTAGCCATTGATTTATCCTTTATGTTGAGGGGTTCTAGATTCAATGCAAGGTCTACGCGCACGACATACCATCAGCTCCCTCCAGAACCACGCCCAATAGTAATGATTATGCTTATCTCGTATCAGTCGCAGATGTAAGGTGATTGTGTCCTGCATATCCCGTAAGATCGAGCGGGTTTCATTCGGATCGAACTCGCTAGGGATTTTCACTGTCAACACATCCCTGCCCAGATCCTTGCTTAGACCAGGATCTTCAAGGGTTCGGGAGAACAACTCCATGATTTCCATGGTCAGGACGCTGCAATCATGCAGATCATAATAATAACTCACACCTTCACCCTCCATTCCTGTGTTGCCAGATCGATCTCGTACCGCCAGCCCAGGGGCTCCGGCGAGGTAGACCCGACGCTGAGTCTGCCTTGAATCAAAATGCCGTTACCTGGACTGGCATTAATCTTTTCAAGGCTCTCGAGCTTGTCGCCCAGGACCGGAACGGCCAAGGTTCGATGCCGACGGCTAAATCCCGTCCACCAGGTCTGCTGGACCGCGATAATCGTCACCGTCCGCGTCTGATCGCCCGAGCCGTGATGACAGACATAGGGTTTACCGCAGAATTTACCCGAGATCTCGAACTTATGGACCGGATACTCCTCGGCATCCACCAGGTCCAGCTCCGTAGCCAGACACCAGGCCAAACACTTGCCAAAGCTGGACTGGAGCAGAATCCCCGAGACCGAGATCTGTTGATCGGTCGACCGCTTATCCAGATCGGCCCGGCAGTCACCAGGAACGCTAACCTTGTAATCCAGGACTTTTCCAACGCCATCGGGCGTCCGCTGCCGGTTGACCAGGACAAAGGATGTCACCAGATCCCCGCGGCGATTCTTGTCGCATTTAATCTGCCCCTTGAGGTCTCCCGCCAGGGACCAGTAGTTTTTATCGTGAGGGTCATACATGAAAATCAATCCAATCTATAGCATCTTTAATCTTACTGCCTTCCTGTTCCTTGACGACTTGATTCCCGGCCAGGCCTTCGCGGGCCCAGGCCATCAGCCCCCAGACCGCAAAGCCCAGGTATGTCAGCCAAAGTGCCGCCTGGGCCAGCCGCTGATCTCTTACCGCGATCGTGAGCCATCCAGCGTTCCCGAGTATCCACAGCAAAAAACCCTCGGGGCGTTTTTTAATGACCAGGACATTCCCGCCGAAGGACAAAGCATATAAAATCCATTCCATCATGATAATAACCCCATCCCATGTTTATTCTGATAGTCACTAATCCGCTTTTTGGCCATCGCGATATATTCCGAATTGAGTTCGACGCCCAAATATTTCCGTTGATGTTTAACAGCTGCGATCCCCGTTGTCCCAGATCCATTGAATGGATCAAGCACGACCCCACCTTCCGGACAACCAGCCAGAACGCAAGGCTCGATTAGTCGCAGTGGAAAAGTAGCGAAATGGGCACCTTTAAAGGGCTGAATAGGCACAGTCCAAACCGTCCGACGATTTCGTGTTTCGGGTTTATCGACAGAGCTGAACGGAACCGTCTGACAACCTTTTCTCCATGCCTCAACTCTCGCATGAAAGATGGCTTTATGGCTTCCAGCCCCCGTCGCCCACCCCGCAGGAACTTTCATCATCGATCGTTTCTGCTTATATACCGTGTTTCCACCTTGCCCCATTCGTGGGCGACTCGCGTTACTCTCAATACACGGCTCCGCATAAGCCTTGATGTCGTAATAATATTTCTCCGACTTCGAGAGTAAAAACAGGTATTCATGACCTTTTGTCGGTCGATCTCGCACGCTTTCAGGCATTGGATTGGGCTTATGCCAAATTATGTCCGACCGCAGATACCACCCGGCCGCTTGAAGGGCAAACGCCACACGCCAGGGAATGCCCACCATGTCTTTAGTCTTTAATCCTGGTTGTTTTTGTCGGTGTGGAGCCGCCTTGATATCGGACATGGTATTTGTTTCCTGGATATGGCCACGATGTCGAGATCCAGTAGGTTCTTTTTTGTAGCCATCTCCAGTATGATAACTATCCCCTAAATTAAGCCAAAGCGTTCCATCCGATCGCAGGACACGCCTCACTTGTTCAAATCCGGCAACAATCCGATCGACATATTCCGCCGGCGTTTTTTCCAGTCCCAATTGCCCCTCCACCCCATAATCCCGCAGACCCCAGTATGGAGGGGATGTAATGCAGCAATGTACGGATTCGTCGGGCAATGATTTTAGTACCTCGACCCAATCGCCCTGTAGGATTTCATAATTCGCCATCATGCATCCACCCGCTTAAAACTGTTCGCCCATACCCAAGGATTTGATTCCCATCCGAAGCCGCGTTTTGCGTTGATAGAATTCCAAAGAGAGCGAAACGACTCGACTGCCGAAAATGCAGGAAAATCACAATCACCACGCTGATAATGGATATATTCAGATTTACATCCATCGTATGCCGTTTTACAACTTCCGCAATTTGGATAATCAAGACAATTACGATCAACCCCTTCCGCAATCGCATCCTCCTCGCTGATTTCCTGCACTCGTTCAATCTTGACATCGGTGATCTCGAGCAGGATTCGGCTTGCCCAGCGTGGCATAAATATACTGGGTACATTTCCTTTTTTTGCAGCTTTTGGAATGCACCAATCTGGATCAACGCGTTTATCGTATCCAGAAAAGAATTCAACATGACCGTCAGCTAAATAAGTAATCTTAAAATCATCACAATCGCATGTATCAGTACATGAATGAACTATCTCAGGTCTCCATGTTTCACGCACCCAGAGTCTATCGCCTGGCTGGCCATATGGGCAATCATCAAGAGCTGCCTCGATATCATCAATGTCAGCTACATCGTCCGGACCACCAAGACGAGGGTGGGTGTTTATCCTCCTCGTCATAGTCTTTCGCCCATCATGGATCGCCATGATCATCGGACCGCTAAATAATATTGGTCGTTCTTTCATTTTTTGTATCCTTTTTTTTAAATGCCTGATCGTTTAACATCACGCATCGACCTTCTTCGCCTTTTCAATCACAGACTCTAATCGCTCATTAATTGACTCGTATACTCCAGGGCGTACATAGGGAGGATTGATCCAAAGGGACGGTTGACCAGTTCCAGCCTGATTAATTGCATCCAGGACCGCCTCGCATGCCTCTAAAAGATCCTTGGCTGTCGACATAAGCTGAGCGTTGGCCGCCTGTGGCAGATCCTGCCCTTTCGCCTTCGCAGCCGTCCTGGCAATAATAATCCGGTCATAACCAACGCCAGCAGCTATTTCGTTCGATTTCGTTCTCGACCATTGATCGGAAGTGTATTTCTTGTCTTTACTCATTCTTCGTGTCCCTTCGTGTCATTCGTGGTTTAACTTATCCGACAAATTCAATCGGAGGCAGCGGGACAATCGATCTATGAGGCCGCCAGATATGCAGGCAGAACGGATGGCGGTTGACGTACTGCGATTGCGGCGGATGCAGTTGCATGGCTGCCTCTTCTGGCTCAAAGAATCGATCTTTCACCCAGGCCATTTCTTCCCACGTCGGGCATCGATCGGTACGCGACACACTTACATGATCCCAGCCCTCGCCCCAGGAGGCGATAAACTTCAACTGATGGCCAAATGGGGTGCGCAGGTATCCTGACATGCCATCATCGCCATAATCCATGAGGTGGCAGTCGCCAGCCAAATCATCAAGTATCTTTCGCATGGGTTTCATTAAACTCCATCCTCCTCTATAACCGGCCTGAGTCCATTCTTTGCAGCGTAAGACTTCAAGTCCGCTTCAGATTCCTCTCTAGTTGTGCGGACCGGGCAGGCTTTAGAGACAAAGCGAGATCGGCCTGTTCCATTCTTCTTCATCGTTCCAACCATCCAGGCATCGCCCAGCCCCTGCAGGACCTCAATGATTTTGCCGTTACACCAATACTTAGTCATATTTTTGACCTTTCTTAAAAGTTTACTCTCTTCCAATAACCGAAATCTTCCATCGACCATCCTTAAGCCGCTGACAGAGTCTGACGATATGCTCCGGATACTTCTGAGCCACCCATTTGAGTTTGATCATGGCATCCTCGCGGATGAACGGTCCCTTGCATTCATCAATCCGAATCGTCCCATCGTTCAAGGTGATCACGTAATCGGGCGTATAGGTGCATCGTTCGCCGAGCGACATCTTAAACGGCTCATAAACAAAGGCTTTTATCTCTCCGGCCTCCTGTTGGCGCCTGAGTTCCAGCCCCCAGAGCTTTTCGGGTTTTGTCATCCCTTTAACCCGGCAGTTGGGTTTTCCACCGGCTTTGACCTCATATTGAGCCATCATGCACTCCGCCAGCCGGGGATTGCGTTGTCTGATCTCGTTGACCAGGGAGATAAATTGTTCCTTCCGCAGCGTGCCCATATCAGTCAATCTTTTTAAACGGTAATTCCCTGCAATAGAACCCAGCCGCCCCTTTATGGCCCCCTCCACCGTATTGCTTGGCGATTTGCCCCACATCGATATTTTCCCGATCGGTATAAAGTCCGACCTTCCAGCCGTCTCCCAGCCAGCTCACCAGGGCAACAATCGGATGTTCCGCCCGCTGATTAATAATCCCTTTGGATCCAAATCCGTTTTCACTGGAAACAAACATCATCACCTCTTCGCGAACGATCCCCTTATCAATTCCGAGCCATTTCTTAACTGTGAACCAGGATTTGTATCCATGACGCTTGTGGAACTCATCGCACTTTTTCACACGCTGAAGAATCAGGATATGACCGTTACGCACCATCTCACTAATAATGACTTGCCGAAGTACCGGGTTGTCGCCAATCAATTCATCCCATACCGGACTTTCAGGAGATGTATCACGGATCGCCAGGGCGGCCGTGAAGGGATCCGTGTCCGCCATATCCCATTTCCACATATCCATATCATCGATATAGCCCACCGCCAGCGGAATAACTTCGAGAGGAAACAGGTAGTACCAGGTAAGCTTGCAGGCCGACCATTCCACATTTCGAACCCCAGGCAATACAAACCCATAATCGTACTCCAGGGCCGTCGCGTGATGGTCGATCCAGGTGATATCTTTCGTCATCTGCAAAAATCTGGCCATCACGTTGGGCTTGAGCGAAAAGTCGACAATGAAGACCCTCTCGCCAAAATCAACCATATCCTCCGGATAGTCGAATTCAGTGTTATAATCCACCTCCATGAACCGACATTCCGGAAACTTCCGTCGCACGATCGCCGCCGAACATCGACCATCCAAATCATTATGATGTATACAAAGCATGATTCACTCCTGATATAAAAACCATTACGAATTCGAACCCATTCCCGGCAAATCACTATCTTTGCCCACTTCAGGCTGTTGATCGGCCGACGATCCAGCCTTAGTCTTGGGCTTGACTTCAAAGGTCTTGATCGCCCGATCGAGGGTCTGATGGGCGTTGTCGTAATCTTCCCGCAGATCATGGAGCATCTCTCGCCTGGCTCGGTGCAACTCGCCTTCGAGTCGGTAGAGCAGAAATTTAATATCCTTCATTTGTGCCGGTTTCATAGAATCTCCTGTTTTATAGTGGGTGGCAAAACGCCCATATGGAGCATGCAGGCCCGGATATCACGCGATGTCCAATTTCGCCGCACGCACTGGGCGTAGTACAGATGTTTGAGTCCGACGATCAGCTGCCCCTGGTGGCAGCCGAAGACATTCCGAGTGGCAAACGAGCCGCCGCGGTAGCAGCTGCCCTGACCGTTCCAGCCCCAGCGGCACTCCGAGCAGTAGATGCACCAGGGCTGAGAGACGACGGCGTTTTTCATGGCCAGGAACATCGCCTTTCGCTGCTCTGGGGTTTCAATCACGGGTGCAACCTCTTTTTTAGGCATCATGTTTACTGTCCTTTCGCTCACGTATTTCCTGGCGATCGATCCGCAGGCCCGGAGCACAGACCCCCAGCTTGACCCGCCCACCCTCGACGGCGACGACCATAATCCGGATGTCCTCGCCGATGCAGATGACTTGGTCTTTCGTCCGCTCGAGCACCAGCATTCCTTTTCCAGCCATTGTTAAATCCTCCTAAATTCCCCGGCCGGGCATGACTCCGACCGGGGCCTTCCTTCCCATCCAGGCGACACTAGATCACAATCTCGGTCCCCGGCTGTTTATCCAAAACTTCGCCGGTCTCCTGGTCCACCGTCCGACCGTCCGAAGTACACAGGACTTGCTGCAAAGGGGTATCCCGTCGGCCACCGCTGGATGAGACAAACAGCGTATCCTCGTTGTCATCGTTGAGGTCCAGAAGAACGACCGAGACCGAGGGTGGCGTTGCCGGCAGCTGCTTTTTCGTCTTGGCTTCGACGTAGTAGCTAAAGACGTCGGAATTCTTCGGCTTGGCCGCGCCGACGGTGAGCTCGATAACGAGTTTAGCAGAGCCCTTCTGGATCCGCTTGCCGTTATGGGCGATGTAATTGATCAGAGCCCGCTGGACCTCGCCGAAATCGATTTCGATCTGCTTGGAGAACAGCCCCTCGTCGATCAATTCGAGTTTAATGGGTACGTATTTAGCCATGTTACTTCGCACCCCCGACATAATCCCAGTTGTGGTTGATGGCCCGGCCCAGGGAGACCATGAGCCCCGATTCGCGGATCTGCTTGACGAAATCTTCGACCGCCTCAATCCGCTTGACCTGGAAGTCCGAATCGCCCAGGGACACCACGACGGTATTACTGTTGCCCTTGATGACCAGGTCCAGATCGATCTTGATCTTTGGTGTCCCGACAAAGATCGGACACTCGAGGGTGATCGATTCGGGCAGATCTACCGGCTGAGACTGCACCTGGCCATTAATCTCAAAGGTTGTCATGACTCCGTTGACGCTTTTCTTCCCGAAGCCCTTTTGTACCTCGGTCTTGATCGAGCACTTCACCTGGGCAAACATCATCGCGAGGTCTCGCCCGTTGACCAGGGTCCGACGGTTTCGCGTCACCAGGTCGGCAAAGTCTTCGAGCTCCATCGGATGCTGGATCGCATGTATCCACGGTACCAATAGAGGATGCAGTCGCGGGTTGAAGGTCACCTTCTCGAATCCATCCGGGGATTCCTCGTCCAGGATCCCATCCATGCTGGTCAAATCAGGATCTGCCACATCGGCCAAGACAACCGTATGATCGCCGCCGTATTCCTTCAAGTAGGCGACGAATCCGCCAACCTCCTGGAACGTGTGGGCGCGTCTCGGGCTCTCTTTGCGTTCCAGTGGCGTAAACTTCTCCGACAGAATAATACGAGTCTGTGGCACCTTCTCACCTTCAAACTCGATGGTCTCCCGGATGACGTCGAAGACGTTTTCGCATCCTCGCCGGACATCCCCCAGCATACTTTCAATCTTCGTTTTTTCAGACATACCATTACCTCCAATAAATATAAAAAAGGGTTAACCCAGAACGTCCAGGCGTTTGCGTTGAAGAGGTGTGCGTTCTTTATTCCACGCGAGAAATAACGGGAGATAAAAGCCCAGGAGCATCCCCGTAAACAACCCCAGGAAAAAGAATCCAGACATAGCAAGCCTCCATGTTGCAAATCAAATGGATCGGGTTGGTCCGGCCTGGCCTCCAGACCGATTCAGCGTTGATTGGTAGTTAACCAACCCGATTCATAATCGCGGGTGCCGGACTCGAACCGGCATTTCCGAGGCGGCTAGTCCCCGGCGGCTTCCAATGCCAAACCCGCGTCACACCCCAGGCGGCTTCCACCGCCCAGGGATTTCAAAAAGGTATTAAACGGTCTTCGGGATCCTGGCCAAGATCGCCGTATGAAACACGAACGACAGGAGCCGACAATTATCATCAAGCTCCGACCAGGGCAGCATGAACGGAGATCGCTGGCAGGCCTCGTTGCGGTCAGGTCCATAGCTCCAGCCCTGTTTTGCTTTTCTGGCCATCCACTTGTTGTGAGACTGGGACGGCGATTGACTCGGATCTTTGAGCGTATCGATCACGCTCTCGATCGTGGACCGTTGCTCTTCCGGGGTTAGATGCGTCCAGGGCTCACGATGTACATCCAGGACGTGGATCGCGATCGCCCGTCGGCACTCATAGGCCCGCCCGGCAATATCGTATACCTTCTTGGAGTCATCGTAGATCTCGATGGACGGCTCGGCCTTGGCCACCTGTTCAGCGATATTAGAATTCGTCTCACCGACAACCACATCGCCCTGATCGTTAACGGGACACACGGCCACAGTTTCTACCGCCCCCTGCCCTTCCTTCAATTCGTCTGTCATAAAACAACCTCTCCGGCCCTGAGGGCCAAACATATTTAAAAGATCCAAAAGCCCATGGCAGAGTCGATCCTGCCTTACGATGGTGGGCTGGGGGCTACCGTTAAACTTCGAACCAATCTTCAGCGAGCAGATCTGTCTGGCTGGCAAGCCAGGGAACGCGACAACCATTGGGGTATGCCGGATGGCCTTCCGGGTACTCGATATAGATGTAAGGTAGGGTCATTTTGCTGTTTTCGTCGGGCACTTGCAGCTTAAGCCACATTTTCTTTCCGTTCCAATTTTCACGGCCAACTCGCTTTCCTTGCTTAAGCAACCGCAATGCATAAGAAATATCTCTCGGTTCCATCGCAACTACCTCTCCGGCCTTTACAGGCCATTTAAAAAAATATGGGAATTTAGACGCTTTTCAGTAACTGCTGGAAGATCTGGTTCAGTTCGCTGGATCTGTCCTTCGCACACTTCAGCAGTGACTCGACATCCTGTTGGTAGTACCCCTGACCGTCTGCGAGCTCTGGGGAGGCATCTGTCAGAAACAGATGGGACCGCAGGGTCTGGGCATGGTGAACATTATTATCCAGCAGGACACACAGATCAGCGGACAGTTGCCGAAGATTCGGCTCCTGACCTTCGGAATCAGGAGGACAGACCTGATTGGCTTGATTGTTACGCACCTCTTCTTCGGCCGCTCGTTTGAGAGCCTCGAAATTGAGTTTTTCGATGTAGGTCAGCGGTCTCCCCGGCCTTTTGGGTTCTGTCAT